TATAACGCGCGCGCGGACTCTTGGTAATGAATATATCTAGACCACAAGGTCTAGCTTGCTTGGGGGATCTGGGGCGTCAGCCCCAGCGCCCGGGGTGAAAGGGGGCGGCGATAGCCCCCTATTCTGTGGATAAGTCCTAGGGACTTATCCACAGAAACATTGACTCTGTGGATAAATCATGGTAAACGGTAGTGGCAACAAGGCCAGGGCAACACTTGATTCAACCTGGCCTTACTGACAGGAGCATGAAAATGCGACGCTCAAGAGCAGGAAACGGCGGATTCCGGCGATCCGCGCAGCGTGTCCATCCGCGCAATCACTTCCGCCCGATGCGCGGCGGTATTCGGGCCTGAGGTGTGGCTTGCCTTAACCCGCTTGGCGGGTGGATGGCTCGCGAGCCTAACGATAATGGCCGCGTCCCTGTCGTGTTCCGGGTGCGTGACGGCTGGGGCGACAAACCAGTCGACCTGCCCTGTGGTAAGTGTGTTGGGTGTCTGCAAGATAAGGCCCGAGGATGGGCCGTCCGGTGCTTCCATGAATCAACCCAACACTTGCGTAACTGCTTCGTCACTCTCACTTATAACGAGGAGCATTGCCCAGGGCGGCTATGCAAACCCGATCTTCAACGGTTCTTTAAGCGTCTGCGAGCGCGTGGTGTGAAGCTCAGGTATTTCGCTTGCGGTGAGTATGGCGGCAAGTTCGGCCGTCCCCACTACCATGCGTTGTTCTTCGGCCAGGACTTCCTCGACGGTTCGATTCAAATGGGTGTGAAGGACGGTTATTACACGCACCCGTTACTTGATGAAGTCTGGGGCAACGGCTTTGTGACGATTGCCCCCTGCGAGCCTGCGAGCGTCTTTTACGTGACGGGCTATACCCTCAAGAATCTGGGCCAGGACGATACGTTCCACTTGGCTTCGAAGCGGCCTTATATCGGGCACGGCTGGCTTGCTAAGTATTATTCGGATATCAGTCAAAACGGCTTTGTGACGATTGACGGGCGAAAGCTGCCCGTGCCCAGGTCGTACCTGGATCGGCCCGAGTTCGCGCTCGAGTTCGACCAGCTGCGCGAGGAGCGCCGACAACATATTGCGGATATGACCCCGCAGGACAAATGGGATCGGCGCGCGAAGATGCGCGCCAAAGAGATCAACCTAAAGGCAAAGGTGGCCCTGTGAAGCGTGTGTTTCAGTTGGTGCATTCTACGGATGGGATTCGGTCTGCCCCGGTGGTTACGACCCGCGAGGATCTGGCGAAAGTTCTGTGGAACGAGGGTCAATATCTGGAAGGTGTGACTGCCGATGACCTGGTACTGGTTCTCGGCGAAGTAGACGATAACGAGGATTTCTCTTTTCTCCAGGTGCCGCTAATGCGGGTCGACAACTTCTGTGCTCACTTCGGAGGCGTGCACAATGGCTAAGTATTTCCAGCAACCATCGGTTCAAACCAGTCAAGCGCACTTCGCTGCGAGTCCTGGCGCGGAGATTCCGCGCTCCCGGTTTGACCGTTCGCACGCGCATAAAACCACGATGGATGAAGGCTACTTGGTGCCGGTGTTCGTGGACGAAGTTCTCCCAGGGGATACGTTCAACCTGCACGAAACCACGTTCGCGCGTATGGCTACGCCGCTGCGTCCGATCATGGACAACATATTCCTCGAAACCTTCTATTTCTTCGTGCCCTACAGACTTGTGTGGGATAACTGGGCGCGGTTTATGGGCGAGCGTTCCTCGCCCTCTGATGATCCTACCGGCCTGGTCGCGCCCCACTACCCTTGCATCATGAAGAACTGCAAGTCGGGCACGCTTATGAATTACATGGGCATTCCGCAAATGGCGGATCAAACCGACACAAACACCATAACGGTTAACGTACAGGCGCTGCCTTTCCGTGCTTATTGGCTTATCTGGAACGAATGGTTCCGCGATCAAAACCTGTGCGATCCGGTGATCATCGACAAGGGTGACGGCCCTGATACTGCGCTCGCGTTTCTGACGATGCCGGGCTTTCGTGGTAAGCGCCACGATTACTTCACCAGTGCGCTACCGTGGCCGCAAAAGGGCGACCCTGTTCTTATTCCGGTCGGCCCGCAATCGGTGATCGGTGTTGGCGTTGAGGTTCAAGGTACGGGTACGCCGCCGGAGGTTTACTCCTGGGACGGCAATGCGCCGTCAACTATTTATGGCCCCGGTATTTTGAAAAAAGATACGGGCGGCGCTGTGTTTATGGGTGCTAAGGACTATCCCTACGCCAACGTGTCCGGCAACGCTGGGCCCATGTTCTTTGGTGAGGAAACAGGGTTAACCACAACGATTGATACCGCCGCGTTGGATGCGGCAACAATCAATGATCTGCGCACTGCGTTTCAGATCCAAAAGCTGCTCGAGCGGGATGCTCGAGGTGGCACGCGTTACATTGAGATCGTGCTTTCCCACTTCGGCGTGAGGAGTCCCGATGCGCGATTGCAGCGTCCTGAATATCTTGGCGGTGGTTCTACTCGCATCTCAGTTAACCCTATCGCTTCAACTTTCCGAAATACGGAAGTGCCTCAGGGTGACCTCGCTGCATATGCCACCGCCGTCAATCGCGGAGGCTTTAGCAAGAGCTTTACCGAGCACGGGGTTATTATTGGCCTTGCTAATGTTCGTGCTGACCTGACGTATCAAAACGGGCTAGAACGGTGGTGGAAGCGGTTCACCAGGTACGATTACTACTGGCCCGCATTCGCTCACCTGGGCGAACAAATCGTTGCTAACTCTGAGATCTTCCTGACGGGTACGGATAACCCGGACGGTCTGCCTTTTGGGTATCAGGAGCGGTTCGCGGAGTATCGTTACAAGCCGTCCCGCGTTAGCGGTAAGTTCTCGTCGAACGATCCGCAGTCGCTGGATGTGTGGCACCTGGCGCAGGATTTCGCTGCGCTGCCTGTCCTGGGGAAAACGTTCATTGAGGAACAGCCGCCGATCTCGCGGATCGTCGCGGTGCCTTCGGAGCCGCATTTCCTGCTCGACATTTGGTTCGATCTTAAGTGCGAAAGGCCGATGCCGGTCTATAGCGTTCCGGGTCTGGTGGATCACTTCTGATGTCTATCTTCGGTTCCATCGGCAACGCGTTTAAGAGCGTTGGCTCCAAGGTCGGCAACGTCCTTGGTGATATGTGGGATCACACTAAGAACAAGGGCCCCGGCATTCTTAAGAGTATGGCGGGGTTCGGTTCTTCTATCGGCTCGAAAGGTAAGTATTCCTGGGTTGGAGATGCGCTCAGTGCTGGGATGGACTACCTCGGGACTTCCCAGGCCAATCAGGCGTCTGCTAAGTCGGTCAAAGATCAACTCGCGTTCCAAGAGCGAATGTCTAGTACGGCGCATCAACGGGAGGTTGCTGACCTTCGTGCGGCTGGCCTTAACCCGATCCTCTCTGCTCATGCCGGTGCGAGTTCACCGGCTGGCGCGTCGTATGACGCGCAGGCGGCGCAACCTGGTACTAGCTATCAGCGGGCCAGCTCGGCCCGCGCTCAAAGGGAATTGGTCGAGGAGCAGAAGAAAGCGATTAACTCCCAGGTGTTGCTTAACGAAGCTGCCGCTCGCGCCGCCAGCGCCCAAGCCGCTAAAGCGGCAACGGAAGAACGGTTCATACAGGAACAGATCGACGGCTATTTCATCAACCAGTCTGAGGTCATCTCTCGTACTCGGCTGAATAACATAACGTCCGGCTATCAACGTGCCCTGGAATCTGCGACCGGTGCAACGGAGCAGCTCACGCGCGAAAGGACGCGCGTCCAGGAGAAAGAGGCAACGAAGGCCGAAGTCGAGGATACGTTCTGGAATTGGCTTTCGACCTTGCCGGATAGGGCGTCCGGTACCTGGGATTCCATGAAGGACGAAACAAACCGCCGGAAGGCGGAAATCATGAAGCGGGAGCGTCAGCGCCAGCGGCAATCGGAGGATCGCCCCCGCTCTAACGAAATCAAAACCCACACTCTGAGGTGACCTATGCCGGAAGTTCGAAGCCCCTGGGGCCGCTATCGCGAATATGCCCCGATTGGTGATGACGGCATGACGGAGATCAGTCATGCCGCTTCCTGCGATATCAACTACATCGTTCGACGGTATACCGCCACCGGATCGCTGCCCCCGCCAGGCTATAAGCCGGTGTACGCCGACGTGGTAAATCTCCAGGGCGACCTCGGGGAGCGGATCCGGTGGTCGAAGGAGACGATCGAACGTTACAACGAATGGCTTGCGGAGCAGCTCGCGCCCAAGCCCTCTAACCCTATTGCTGACACTACCCCTACGCCTACCCCTCAAGCGTCCTAGGACGCGCTATAAGGCCGCCACGGATGGCGGCCGCTACCTTACCCCTCCTTTGCGCTTCTACGCGCTCCCAGGCCCTCACAAGGGCCTTTTTCTTTTCAGTTCTAACGAACTCTATCTCTTATAACCAAATCTATGCGCGTGCGCGATCATCTATAACGCGCGCGCGGACTCTTGGTAATGAATATATCTAGACCACAAGGTCTAGCTTGCTTGGGGGATCTGGGGCGTCAGCCCCAGCGCCCGGGGTGAAAGGGGGCGGCGATAGCCCCCTA